AAGACAGCAGCAACCTGCTTGTCTGCAGTGATCTTGCCTGGGGTCAGTGAAGAGCTATCAGTTAGAACTTCAAAGTCACCAGACAGGTTGGCTTTATAAAAAGGGACTTGCACGAAGTCTCCACCACCCTCTGCAGCATTTAGCTCAGCCATTGGCTGCACCACACCGCTTGCCAAGAAGGCATCACGCTGAGTGGTTTGCTCAATGACGTAAGGCGTAAATACCTCAGGGATGATGATGTCGCTCCTAAGAGTCGCCATCTGTCAAAAAGAAGAGAATGTTTACGGTGTGGGCACAGCCCAATGGCGCAGCACAGCTTTGCCGTTACATCACATGTTAGCGATTTGCGACGTTTTTAAGTTTTTCATACATGTCACGATCAGTTCTAAATAGCCGAGACTGTTCGGTAAGATTGAAAGATTCTTTGCTGAAAGGATTTTTCACACCGGCAATTGAATCATTCGAACTGCGCCCAGATGGAGCACCACTGCCTTGTGGCTTTGGCTGCTTTTGCATCCAAGCTGGCAAAGTCTTGGCCCATTCGCCGACAGGCGTTCGCTGATAGCCATCAACAACAACGACGGTGCCATCAGCCTCACGCTCGATTTGCTCGCTAGTCAACTTGGTTTTAAGGATCAAATCAGGGTCGTGCACAACATCAGCCAGGGCGCTGACAGCGGGCGTGATTAACTCCAACTCACGAACACGCGACTCTAGCTCAGAGATGCGTTTGTCCTTCTCCGCCGTCGCCTCACGGAATTGTTGCTCCAAAGCTTGTCGGGCTTCCCCATATTTGCCTTGCTTCTCTAGGTCAGCTTGCTCTGCTTTCGCTTTGAAGTCCAGTAATTCTTGAACATCAACGCCCTCAGGCACAGCTTTGGCTTGTGCTTTGGCTTTTTTGTACTCATCCAGCAATTCGGCGTTCTTGCGCCTCATTGATTCGAGCTCTGTCTTCAGTTCGCTGGTATCAACAGATTGCTCCACAGGAGCAGTTTGTTCTTCTGACATGAATTAGCCACAGGCTAAGTTGCGTCACCACTTTACCTTGTCTGCCCAATATGCAGCGCTAGTTTTGCCTTTAGCAATATTTTTCGCATGACGTGCTTTGAATGACGCACGCTTTGCCTTATCCGCCGCTGATTCGCCCTTGCGCGGGGGCTTTGGTTTAGCGCCCTGCATGCCGAACCGAATGATCCTATCCTTGCCTTTGTCTTTAATGACGACAGCATGCGATTTGCCACTCGAATGGCTCGGCGTCCGAATCGGCTTGTCATAGCCTGCAAAAGTATGTCCCCCACGCTTGATCTGTGCCATTGCTAGCGCTTTGGTGCCGCCTTTAATTGTGAACGACGCTTCAAGACAGGATTGCCGGTGCTCTCTGATTTGATCCGCACAATGGGATCAGCATCAGTGCCAACACGAGTCACAGTGCCACCGCTTGGCCCCTTAATTGAAGCGCGTTTGCCACCACTGCCAGTAACCTCGCCAAAGGTCCGCTTGCCTTGATAGACCCAGCTTACGCGTGAGCCTTTTTTCACTTTTTCTTGCCCCCTTTCTTTTTCTTTTTAGGCGCAGTCATCTGGGGCTTCTTGGGGCCGGAGTAGCGTGGCATCAGTTGGTCTCCTCGTTAATAGATTTTTTGGCGCTTGCCTTCTTGGTTGCAGGGCGTTTTGGAGGGCAAGATGCTGGGGGCGCTTCCTCGTTCGCCACCGTCAACTGGAATTTGCTATGAAGCTTGACCACTGAAGTACCGAGATCTGAGCTGCTCCAAGGTTAGCTCAGACCCATCTTTCTTAACGTATTTCTTAATAGCGTCATTAGCGCCGTATTTTTTCACCAACCCATCCCACATCGCAAGGCGGCCAGGACCGAGCACGTCTTTTTTCGTCGCTTCATTCTGGTCATTTAGCCACTCACCATAATCATCCCGGATGTTCTTGAATTCTTTCTCAAGCCCAGAGGGAATGTTTACATATCTTGAGCGGCAGTTGTAATGCTGCGGGGGGTAAGGCCCTTTCCCATGTACGAATATTTCCCCGTCTAAAGCTCGGCAGATTGCCGATGTCTTAGTGTCCAATGTTGCTGTGTACCGATATTTCTTTGTCAAATCTGGATTGTCAGCGGCAACAATCCGGTCGGCAGCTACAGAAACTTGGTTAACGCTCGTGCGCACAATCGCTCTAATCTGATTATTAGGGATGCTGGTTGATTGTCCTCCAGCAGCAATAATCGTGTCGATAGATCCGCGTTGTTCACGGTTCAGCCTACCTTTGACGCTGCGAACGATGCTCTCGATTGATTGGCCTTCAAGAATGCCATTCCGCACAGACAAGCTGAACAATTCAGACTGGCGTGATGACAGATTCTGGAATGCCTCCCTAAGCACCTCACCATTCGGTAATGAGACTTGCTGGCCCACTGTCAGTTGAAATGTGATCGGATCTGATGCTATTTGGAGAAAACTATCGCTAAGATCAACAACACCAGCGGCTGTGGGCTGAGATGTCACTATCGCTTGTGCTAGCGAAGGACTGATCTCGACAGTACGCACAGTTCTTGCAGCACCTGCAGGTAACGCTTTTTGTAGCTGCTCTGCGGAGAATTCAGACTGCAAAACAGCCAGCCCTTGAAACTCTCGCGTGATTTCGTCGATGCTAGTGGCTGACCAGGTACTCAAAGAGTCATTAACCTGCGCCAGAATCGCTCGCAATCTTGCGGCTTTCACTGGCGAAGCAAGCTCATCAATCCCTCGCAGCTGGTCTACAGCATCTAGTACAACATCGTTATAGGCACGAATCAGCCGTCGAGATATACCATTGCTATATCGATTCAAATCGATAGCGTTACGATACATCTCTTGGAGCTTGCTCATTGCTTAAGGATGCCTAGAGCTTTCGGATCTTCGATACATACCACGCAGACGTCGGCGCCAAGCCGCAAAGCTTCACTCAGAATCGAGGTAAATTCAGCAAGCACATCCTTGTCATAGATTGCAATGCTGCTCTCTGTCACGGCGCAAACCTTGCCGTCCAAATACCATGTCATTCGGATTACTGCGAAATACTGATTAGCAAGCTTGTCATGGGTATAAAAAAATGGCCTGCTTGGCGGTTCTTCTGCTTTTGGCCTGCGTAGGTTATTCAGCCAATCCATCATCTGCCTCCGGCTCTCCTTCTGGCATTATGACTTCTTGCTGTGGAACAGGTTGCGGCGTCTCTATCAATCCGCCAGCCTGTGTGGCTTCTAGCTCGGCTTCAACATCGAAGTCATCTCCCAGGACTTCGCCTGCTTCAAGCTGCAGCAGCAATGTTTCTTGCGTCACTGTGCCAGCGGTGTAAAGCTGCAATAACGCTTGGATCTCTTGTGGCTCAAGTCTTGCGCCCATGAAGTCACGATTGACCAGGCTGCTGCCAGCCTGCGGCTCCTGCAAATAATCAGCATGGAACCTCAAGCAATTATCGATCATATCTTGCATCTGCTGGGCCACCACCATCATGGTGCTATCACCTTGACTGCGATCAATTCGCTTTGACTCGGCTGTCTCGGCTGCAAGTTTTGCACCCATCACAGCGGCAAGGCCAAGATCATTCATCTGCGAGACGATCTGATCAAGCCTGCGGAATTGTGCGTCATAGCTATTGCCACCGGGCTCAATGTAGCTTGCAGATGCTCCTTCAGGCAACGCTAAAGCTTCGCCTGGTCCTGCACTGATTTCTTCTGCTGCTGCAGGGAAGCCAAATAGCGCAAGCATCGGCACAGCGCTGATGTGCAGCTGATTTCCGAGGTCTGATTGCACCTGATAGTGCTGCAAATTCAGCTCGGCTATATCAGCCAACGGTGGAAATGACTCCAAAACGCCTACCCTGTTGGAATAAGCAACGCTGAATGGAATCTCGCTCAAGCTTGTTGTGCCTTCATCAACAACACGAAAGTCGCCTTTTTGATCTTTTTGGAAGATCTCAAATGCGCCAGGGGTCAGCACGCGCACTTGCTCAACCTGCTTCTCTCCATATAGGCCATCAGGAACAAGTACCTTCTCAAATAATCGAAGCTGCGTCAGCTTCTGCTGCCNATCAGTCATTTCAGTGCGCCAGCCAAGAATATCCCTTGGTGTATATGTGATCCAGTAGGGGCGGCCATTGTCGCCAGATTTTGGTGCGTCAACTAAGACGCCAACATGCCCGTATCGGATACTCGTGCGAGATGTGTTGTATAGCCAAGTCTGTAAGTCATTTCCTTGCAGATCTACATCAAATAGTTGCTCACGGATAAGATCTGAGACATCATCAAGCCTGATAGGCTTTCGAGTCAGCATGCCTGCCAGCATGCGCTCTAGCCTGACATAATAGGGTGAGAGGACAGATCTGCTTAGCCGATTATCGTAGCTAAGGTCAAGCTCTCTGGGTTC